TTTGATGGATTAATAGCGACTAGAGCATCAGTGGCAGCACCACCGTAATTAGTTCCAACGCCTTTAATTAATAGTACATCTGTTGAAGTAGTTCCAACATCGACCTGAGTCGCAGTACCGTCGTTTACAGCTACTATATCAGCAGCATTTCCAATCATTGCAGTTGTTACCGTATCGTCGGCAGGTGCTAAGAATCTTTCACCAGCACTTACAGGAATAACTACAATACTATCAGCAGCGGCAGTCGCACTTGATAGCCAATAGTTATCACTTGAACCTGCACCACGTCCACCAGGAACGATTGCACGTCCATAAATTGTTGCTGTAGCAGTTAACGCCAATGTGACGTGTCCACTAGAATCAAGATATACTAAATTCACTCCATCGTGTCTGAAGTATTGTCTTGCAGCCACAGGATGATTTTCTGCATATCTATTGACATTTCCATCAATGCCACGATAAATAGGATGACTCATTATTTTCTCCTTAAATAAATTTCCCTTAATTTTTCGTACTTTTCTTTATTGTTTTTCTTGAAATCAGCGATTGTATCTTCGCTTAAATTAGTCTTTTGAGCTAGTTTCTTATCTTCATCATTCAATCCTGAAATTGCACTCTTATCATCAACGCTATCACCTGTTGTCGGAGGCTCTCCCACAAATTGCTGAGTGCCAAATAAACTTTTATGTTTTTCAATAATAGGTTTTAATAATTCATCAGTACCTACTATCTCACCATTCACCATAGGAATATTATCAATTGTTGTTGGATCATTAAAATATTTAGCCATTATTAAATCAGTATTTTCGCCAGCTTTACGACCGACCATCAATTCGATTTTAGCCTTTTTAGTAGTTCGTTCGCTTTCTTTTTGCAAATTCTCTTGTAAAGTTGCTGATTCTGATCTAATCTTTTCTATTTCGCTTTTTAGATTCTCATTCTCAGATGAAAATTTATCTAAATCGCCAATCTTGGAATTAAGATCGTTTAATTGAGCTTCCAGATTCTTTTTCTCAGTTGCGACTTTATTATATTCTTCTCGTGGGAGGTAGCTACCCTCTGACTTCTTGAATATCTTAAAATCATCTCCAAGTTTCTCTTTAACCTGTGGTGTTAAATCTTCGCCAAATATCTCTTGTAAATCCATTGTAATATCCTTTAATTATTAATAAACTGTTAGTGTTATTTTAGGACATTCACCTTGTCCGCCAGTTGCATATTTTAGGGTCTTAGCTTGACCGAGTAAAAAACTTTATTTTTTTTCTTGACATTAATTTCTAAATTCATTAGATTGTGTTTGAGATTAAAAAATATAGAACAATACGTCAAATAACTGTTTATACTTAATCTAAGTTAATATACTAAAAATTTTATTAAAAATCAAGTGAGGTAAATTATGACTTATTCATTCTTTTGTAAGAATTGTGGTGATTCTTTTTCTAGTAGTGATAAATCCAAAGTTAAATCATATCGTGAGAACCATAAAGTTAAATGGTATCTTGCTGGGAGAGTTTCAAACTCACATTGTAGGTTACAAAAAACACTACGAGGCACACTTGCAAGACCAGAATTAGCGATAATAATAAACACAGAAATCGAGGTTAATAATGCCTAAATTTAATGGATGGGTTGCAAGGGATGAGGATAAATATTTATTTTTTTATGATAAAGAACCAATTAGAGTGGGTGGTTGCTGGGAGGTGGATTGTTGTCTTTGCGAAAATATAGTTTATCTGTTACCAGACAATCTATTCCCAGAAGTCCAATGGACTGATAAAGAACCGTTAAAAGTTGAGGTTGAGATAAGGAGAGTTGAACCATTGGAGGTGAAAGGATGAAGGTGAAAGGCAAAGAACTAATATTTATAAGTTGGGTTAAACGAGATGAGAGCGGAGTGCAAAAAGTAAGCGACGAACTAATTGAAACGATGCAAGAAGATAATTTTAACATTCATAGTTTATCTATATCCGAAAATACACTTATCGCTTGTGGGTTTAATTCATTTGTAGTAAAATTAAAAAACGTCAAGGACTATATATAACACCTAACAAGGAGAGTGAAAATGGTTGGTATAATTGTTTATATACTTCTGGTAATTTTAATATTAATATTTTTAGCTATGACACCCTTAATGGTTAAATTAGTAATTAACCTATATAAAAACTTATGGTAATCAGCATCATAATAGCATTACTATTCTTAGGAATAGTTTATTTAGAATTTATTAAGTGAGATTAGAATGGGTATGTTAAAAGATTATATTATAAAGTGTGTCTCTAATTATATAGATAAGCAATATGTTGATGAAACCAAAACCGAAATAAGAAATCACATATTATCTGTTATAAAAGAAGAGTCTACTAGGGAAGCACAACGTATAAGGGGTGCCCTTGAAGATGGTTTTAAGCAAATGCTTAACTCTAAAAGGTGGGGTGTAGTTAAAACCGAAGGGCGTTCTCAAACGATTTCCTGTGTGAACGAGTTGCGGGAGTGGGTTGATAAAAGCGTGGAATTCGCAGTTTCAGAGCAATTAGAACGGGAATATTCAAATAAATTACAGGATAAAGATTTTATATTAAAACTAGTAAAAGAAATTAACAAATATCAATTGAAAAAAAGAGATTAGAATGAAGCCAAACAAAAAAATAACCGTATTTATTTATTATCCTGAAGATGAAGAAACCGAAGAAAATGTATGTTTAGCAAACGCAATTAAATATTTCGATGTTATGCCTAGAAAAGATGATATAATATGGGACGGTGATATGGAAATACCTTTTATTGTTAAAGATGTTAATTATAGCTTCTCTACTAAATCAGATGGTTGCCCAGAGTTAGAGATATGGTTTACTTTGCATTTTATGTAATTAAATTAATCCCATCGCAAATTTAGCTGTCTTGTCTTTAATATCATTAATCTTTATCCACTCTTCAGGACTGACCTCAGAAACGGGGTCGGGATTTATCACATTATCTCCATCAAATACAACATCAACCCAAGTTTCTCTATCGTTTATATCCCACGCAGCAACTCCGGAATTACCAGGAACAGAAACAAATACGCCACCTGGATACTCAAAATATCCTTGTTTATTTTCAAATCTTCCATTAACTTCGATAGATTGATTTCTAGTTTTAGAATCTATTATAGATACTATTTGCCTTCTAATTTCATAACCTATTCTATTAGCTGATTTCTTAGCTAATTCACTAGCTGACCATTTACCCTCATTCAAAGCTCTATGAGTCTCAGTCCTAACTATCCTTAATGCGTCTGCTAATCCTCCGGAAACTCTTGTTTGTTTATTAATTACTTCAAATTTAGCAAATTGATTTTTAACCATCTTCGCAGTCTTAATGTAAGAAGTGCCTTTGTTTAATTCCTGAGTTAATGTGTTTTTAATCTTGTTGAATAATCTTGCATTGTTACTTGTATTCCTAGCTTGCCAAGTAGTCTCATATTTATCTGAGAATTTAATCTTATTAAACTCTTTTTTATCTATTGGCTTGAATCCCATTCTGTTATTTAGGTTTAATGTCGTTTCTAAAGACCATCCAGTGCCAAGTTTGCCTAAACTATAAGCACCTGCTAAACTAACTCCAATAGCTCCATTAGATATTGAGTTCATCCCTCTTATTTCTTTTTCGATAGCATTAAATGTCTTATCTAAGCGTCCGAATTTCTTAGCCTCGATTAATGCCATACCTTGCTTGAGTTCTTCGCTTGTGAGGTCTGGAATCGCTTCATATAATGCTAATATTAAAGCGTTCGTATCTAAAGAAGCTTTATTGTAGATATTCCTAAAGAATTTATTCTCTTTTCTGAGAAACTTCTCATAAGCATTAAATATTTTTTCGGTCTTTTTAGTTATTTTATCATTTATTGACATTGAAGCTCTCAGTTTGTGCTTCTATTTCTTTAGACTTTTTATCCATTATTTCTTTAGGTGTTTGTCCTAAATTTAATGGATGCTGTGATAATTTTGTTTCAGTATCTAATAACGAGTCCATATTAAGCATTTCAGTAACTTCTTTTTGATTAATTGGTAATGCTAATTCAAATGTGAATCTTAAATCTTGAGGGTTGAATATTGTGAACCCATCCCCCTTGCTATTACGCAACTCATAATATTTATTAATAAATCCCATCATATCATACAAAGAAGATTCTAAATATCTAAGCATCGAGTTTGATTTCATAATAACATCTGCATACATTAATTGTAAAGCTATACCGGATGGACTATCGCCAAATCTTGTTGTTCCTGTGTCCACGCCTTGCCCAAGTGAATATATATTATCTTTATCTCTTGTTAATTGTGAATCTCTTGCTTGATTTGGTAAGTCTAAAGTGTGGGGATCTGCCGATCCATCTTTATCAACCGGAATAACTTTTAATTGTTTTAGATTCTTTCTAAATTCTGCTAAGTCTTGACCGTGATAATTAACTAAACTCCAAACCGCATCAGCTACATCTATTAATGTATTAGACGCATCAGAAACGTGCAAATCATAATCATCTACTAAACTTTTAATAGGCTCTAAATCGGTTGTTTCTTCATCATTATTTAATAATCTTATAAATGGGACTTGACCCCAACTAAGATTTTCAATAACTATTTCGTTACCATCTAATGTTCTATTAAACTTAAAGTGTGCTTTAGTCTCGATAAGCTTTAAGTCACCATCCCTACTCTCTTCGTATATCTCATAATTTTTATCATTCCACACTTCAACTATTAATTGTTTCTTTTGTTGTCCATCAATAGTAATAATTTTATAATAATATCTAATAACCTGCAATAATCTATCAGGGTCTAAATCATCATATATAGGTATAACTTCTCTTGCATTAATAACCTTGAATTTTAATAGCCCACTTATATCTAAATAAGGCATAACCCATTCAACACCGTGATTAGAAGCACCTTTAGCCCATTTAATAAGTAACACATCAAAATTAGTACCTAAAGTTTTCCATATCTGGTTTTCTAAATCTTCATTATCTACTGATATTTTAACACCCTTTGAAAGTGTAATTTCAATCTTCTGATTAACCATTTTTCTATGGAATGCGTGTATAACGTGGTTATCTGAAGCATCGGGGTCAGAATCAACCATACCAGGACTAGAATAAAACTCTGTAAAGTCTTTTGATAATATTTCAGTGTGATTACCTATAAAATAATTATCTCCATCCCTCATAGGTTGTTTTAATTCATAATCCTCATTAATCAGGTCTTTTAATGCTTTAGAATCTGCATCGATAGATTTTAAGTCTATCTGTAAATTCATTAATTTCGTAGGTGTTAAATACATAATTTATCTCGTTTTATTTTAGCCAATTTATAGATGACTTTCTAGTTAATTGTTCGATTGCATATCTTAAAGCATCGATTAAATGGTTATTCATATCTATTGGTGTCTCTAATGTGTTGCCGTTTTTGTCTTTTTCGTAAGAATATTGTTGTATCTCATTTAAGAAATTTATACAAGATGGATGTATATTTATTTTATGCCGTCTTATGAAATCTATACCGAATTTAATAGAATCTTTACCTTTTATAGCCGATGCCATTATATAACCGTTTTGATTAAATTCTTTTATTCTTGCCGGTTCACTTGAATCAGCAGTAATATAATAAGTGCTATAATCCGTTAGTTGTTCCATTAATTCCGTATTAGTTAGTTCTGTATGGTAAAATTCATCACATATCCATAATTCTTTGTCGTGATATGCCACTTTGACTAATGCAGCAGGATCATTGTAACCCCAATCTAAACCAACATAATGTTTGTTAAATGCGTTATTATCGAACTCTTTAACTTCGTAATTAGTGAATACTAGGTTACCTAATATCCCCCAATTACCTAAAGCATAAATTTCATAAAATACTTTATCTCTATTCTTTAGACCCTCTATTTGGTCTATGTAGTTTTGATCTAAAAATCTATTATCTTTATATGTTGTTTTAAGTATTGTACAATCTTCTTGCTTAACATCAAAGAATCGTTTTTTAAGCCAGTGTAATGCCGATATAGGGTTAAAAGATAATGTTATCTGCATAAGTGTATCAGACTTACCTCTAAGCCTTAAATTAAGTTGTTCTAAATCCTCTTCGGTTAACTCATTAGCTTCTTCAATCCATATATCTGTTATTCCTGAGATTGACTTTAACTTTTCTACATCGTCTAAACCGGTAAAGATAAAACTACCTTTAGGACTTTTGATTTCCATATCCGATTTATTTACTTTGAATAACTTACTTAAATTCCATTCGCTTATTACTTGGTTAATTTCTGAGAAAGTAGAATGTCTTGAAGTCTTACCTACTTTCCTTACTATTAATGTTTTTCTTTTATCTTTTAAGTGCTGATATATTTTCTTTTGTGCTATAAATTTAGACTTACCAGAACCAGCACCACCATAGAATATCTCAAATCTAGTATTAGTTTCTAAATATGGTATATAAACGTCATTAAATATCTTTTTCGATATATTTACATTAATCGCCAATAGTTATATTAATATCCATATCACCGGAATGTTGCACTTCTTGTTTATCTCTCCAATCTTTGACCCTTCTATTCTTTAACCAAAATATCATAGCCGTAGTATCTCCGCCTGTAGCTTTATTATATAAAGCCCTTACTACTTCGGCATCCGCTTTGTCTTTACCTTTCTTTAGGGAGTCGCAAAATTGTTGATTATCTTTCTTATATCTGTATAAAGTGGCTCTATCAATTCCCAACATATAGGCTACTTCGGTATCGGTTAGCCCTAACTCACCTAACTTTTCAACCTCATTATAATCGATGTTCATTAATTTTTTTGGTCTGCCAGCTCTCACACATTTACCATAATAATTAATGATATAGTTATTATACTACAAATAATAATTAGTTCTGTATATTCTTTTAGTTTCATAATTAACACTTTGCTCTGTAAGTATTTATATAACAATAACTTATAGCTTTGTTAAATTTTAATTAATTAACAACTCTTTAATTCTTTATTTAACTTGTCCACCCATAGCCATATATATAATATATATAATCTTTATATTTTTCTTTTAATTCTTCTTTGCTAGGCATATTTCTTAAAGTTTCACTAAGTGGAAAGTCTACAGGTATATCTATTTGTATAGATGGATTTTCTTTCCTAAATATCTTATCATAATTCTCA